GCCGATAGTCAGGGTAAACAGGGTCGTAGCGTTGTCTTTGACCGCGATGGTTCCCGCGCCAGTTGCGCTATACCACAGCCCCTTTAAACGGGTACGCCCGTTGTAAGCCGTGGTAGAGCCATTTGCCGCACAGGTTGCGCCTTTAACGTCTGTTTGCATCATGGCGATGCCTCCTTATTAGACGTTTTGCTGACCGAGGTACGGATCGGTGACGTAGTACAGGATCTGACCACTGATCGAACCACCGGTTGGCGCGTCGCCAGTTGTGCCGCCGCCAGTAATTTTTACCATCTGGGTAGAGGAAATAACCGTGTTAAGGTCATCGCCTGCCGTAGCAGATGCAAAATTAATAACTAGCTTGCCAGTGGTAGCAACAGCAGCAGCAACCAGACCGTTATCGTCAGACTGAGCAGTGTTGGTATAACCGATCCAGCCCATATCAAAGGTGGGGGTCGTGCCGCCAGTAGCTGCACATAGAGCGTTAATTTGAACAACAACAGCGCCAACCGGAAGAATTACCGGGGCTGTATTGCTCGAAGAAACTTGAACCGCAACGCTGTTTGCGGATGCGCCCGAAATGTAAAATTCGGCAACCATCAGACCGGTGCCGCAATATGCGGTACGGGTTTGATCGCCGCCACCCGAACGCCAGATGGATTGGGTAGTAGAGACTGCCATGTTGTCCTCTCATGCGAGTTAGGTGTAAGCGATCTGCATGACGTTAGCCGGGTCTATTCGCAAACACCTGTTTAAACCCCGGAATTACTACTTTATATACCAGAAAAAAGGGGGCGTAAAGCCCCCCTTTCCTTAGGCTCCGGGAGAGCCAAAGATGCCCAGCGGGTCGGATACGCCAAAGCTATAACGCTCACGAGCCTTATAACGGACGTTACCGGTGTCAAAGTCACCGTCCATACCGGTTTGCATCGGGGTACGAACAAAGTGCTTCAGACCGTTGGGGACATCAGTCATCAGGAACCAAGCGTTCGTGTCAGTCAGGTAGTGATTGACGCGATAGCCTTCCGGCACAGAGCCGTTGTTCTTGATTGCGTTGATGTCGTTGTCGTTGGTGCCGGCACGCAGTTCTGTTTCCAGCAGACGGGTCGCAACGAACTGAAGTGCCGGTGGCACAATCAGTTTCTTGGGACGCGCTGCGATCAGCAGACCACGTTCGTCAGTCCAAGCTGCGATCTGGATAACAGCATTTTCCAGCGAGGTCTCGTTCAGGTCAGCGCCTGTTGTCGGACGGTTGCTGTTGGTGCCACCAGAGATCAGCGGGTGAGCCGTGTTACACAGGGTCACGCCGTCGCCATAGGTAACTGCGGTGTTGAACGCATTGTTCAGCACGTAAGCTGCCTTGACTTGCTTGGTGTAAGCCATAGCGCGAGCCAGTGCCTTGGTGTAACGCTGCGACAGAGAGTCATAGAGGTTATCCTCAATTGCCTCTTCGGTCAGCGAGAAACCAAGAACGATGGTCTCGTGGTTGTATCGAGCAGACCAAGCTTCCTGCGCATTGTCGTATGCCATTGCGCTGCCCTCGTTTTTAACGGGAGCGGCACTAAAGCCAGACAGCTTGGCTTCCTCTTCAAAGCTACGCTCCGAAGTTTCGGTTTCGTAGATCTCTTTATGCTCTTCGCCATAGGTCTTGTACTCCAGACCGAACAGTGCGTTCAGACCGGGCAGAAGTTCCTTGAGCATTTGTGCGCGTGAAATTGCCATGATTTACTCTCCTTATACACCAGTGGTGCTGTTGTACTGGTGAGTATTGATCTTGACGATCAATTCCACAAACGCATCCGCGCTAAGGGCAGTGCCGGGAACAACGTCGATAACACGCACCGGAAGGGTGTTGGTGGTAGCGTCGCTGCCAGACAGTACTGCAACCTTAGAGTCACCAGTTGTTGTCGAACCAGTATTCTGGACCAGTGCCATGTTTGAACCGACTACAGCACGGCTCACACCAGTGGTGGTCACAGTAGTGCCAGACGAAACAACAGCAACTTTGAATGCAGCCATTGGGTCATCAATAACGTAACCCAGAGCAGCGTTAGAGCTAGTTGCTGACGATGCTGGGTAATACTGACCCTCAACAGGCTGACCAGAAGAGTTGACATAAGCACAACCGACCAGAACGCCGCAAGGAGTTGCATTGTCCGTGCCGGTATCGGCAACCAGATAGCCATTGCTGATCTTTACGGTATCGCCATAGAAAATGGCGGTAGCGTAGTTAGTTGCAATAGGAATCTGGCGAATCTGACCCGCATACGGCAAACCGTCAATACGATTGACAGCTTGTAGACCGTAAGGCGAGCTTACAGTGGGATAAGCCATTTGTTGCTCCTAAAAATTAACTAGATCTACCGAAAGTGACCTTTGAACGCTTCTCACTGAAGAGAGGCATCGCAGGATTACTTTCACGCATAAAGTTGTTGTCCACCGACTCCATAAACGCTTGCGTTTGTTCGACAAAGTGAGCGTTACGTTGTTCGACGAATTCAACAGGGGTTTTGCAAAGAAGCAGACCACCAATCTGGATGCCATCGGGAAAACGATTATCCGTTGACTTCAAGTGCATCATTCTTGGTTGTGTATGCGACTTTACAGGTTCCCAACCCTCGCGAAATTTGGAAGAAATGTTAACGGGATCATCACGATTGAGCGTGCTGATACGAATCCAGCGGAAGGCATAGCCATCCTCAGGATCAGGTTCCGGAAGCAGTTGAGGTGGGGTCCAACGCTTGGGCCTCAGGTCTTTTTCTTCACGGCTCTCAGTGTTACGTTTCTCTCGTTTTTGATCATCCATTTTGACTTCTCCTTAATCTCGCAGCCTCACGAGCGTATTGTTCCAGCGGAACTCCAAGCCGCTTGGCGATGTTGACTTCAGACGGCGTAAGCGTGATCTTCTTTGGCGCAACGCTACGTGTTGCTGAAGCAACGACATTTGATTTTGTAGGGCGCTGAGTAGGCGCATCAGCGGGTTCCTCGGACTCAAATTTATCCGGGAACACTTGGCGTAACCTAGCATTTAAGCGTCGGTAGTACTCGTCACTTTGAGGGTCAACGTAGTCGTCGTTAACAAGTTTGTCATGCACAGCTAGGGCAAACGCGGTCATTTCCTTGTCTTTACCCCACCAGTGAATGTTTCGCTGTTTCCACCTTTCGGCTTTCTCATCGACTTCTTCTGGTTTCTGTGCAACCGTTGGGAAACTTTCTTCCGGCTCCTGTTCAGGGGCTGGTTTAAAGTTACTCAGTCGCTCGGCTTTAAACTTGGTGGATGTAAGATGGTCTTGTGCTTCCACAAGCGCATCTGAATCACCCGATTCATACGCTTCCTTGTACTTACGCTTTGCCTCATCAAGCTCTAGCGCAATCTGTTTCTTTGCCTGCTCAAGAAGAGCGTTTTGGCTAGTATTTACAGATCCTTTGAGTTTTTGATTTTCCTCAAAGTAGGCTTTAGCTATACGAATAGCCTCTTCCTTCTCGCGTAGCGCAGCTTCTTTAGCTCTGCGTTCGTCGTGATACCCCTTTGTAAACTCGCGAATCCTGTTACGGTCTCGCTTAGAGTACGTAGCAAGCTCGTCATCAGTCGGCTCCTCTGGAGGAGTTTTCATGGGTTCGCGCCCACGATCCTCTTCCGGGGTGTCGTCTACGACTTCAATTTCAAGGTCATCGTCACTTGCCATTTCGACGACCGGTTCAGGCTTGTCGCCAGCCTTGTCCAAATCCAGTGTTTCCATATATTCAGGCATAAACCCTCCTACGCACGGGAAATTCCGCGAGGATCTTGAACAACTGCTTCGACGCTGTCGTCATAGATCATCCGAAATTCTTTGCCATGAATCTTTATTCTTGTGCCCGTGTTGGGACGAACAAGAACAAAGTCGCCTATCTTGCAAGAAGGACCACTAGGGAATTTCTTTTCATCTTTATAAGCGTCTGGACCCATTTTCATTACGAAAAGCACTGGGGATAAAATCTCTTCGTAATGCATCGTGGTGCCAGCTTTTGCCAGACCGCTATCAAACTTCTCTTCAATCTCAGGTAAAGCGCACAAGAGATAAAAGGTGCTTGGGTCAGGCAGTTGACGCGCTTTCTCTCCCGCAGATTCAGGCAACGTCGTGGTTGTTTCTCCATCCTCACTCAAAAGGATTTCACTCATCGAATTTCTCCAGTTTACGCACAAGGTCTGTAGTTATCATTTGCGCAAACATCAGACCTTGAATCTGCCCGCACAAATACCTGTACTCGGCGTGATCTTTCGCTGCGCCGTCACAGATAGTCTTGGAAAGGGAATCGCCTCTTTCCTTGATCTGGTTAAGGAGATGCTGGAGTATCTTCTCCTCGTTTCCCATTATTTATTACTCCGTTTAAACAAGTCAACCTGAACTTTTTGATTTGCCAATTTTTCCTGCGATGCAATTCTTGCAAGATCAACTTCTTTCTGGTTGGCAATCCTCTGGGCTTCCAGTTGCAGTTTCGCCTGTGCAACCTGTGCATCCGATTGAGCTTTCTGGGCATCGATCTGGAGTTCTGCCTGTTGGATCTGAACCAGCGGGTCTTGCATTTGTTGCTGGGCTTGGGCTTGTTGGGCTTGAGCTTGGTTAAGCTGGAGAAGCTGTTGGGCACCTTGGGCGACCAACCGGGACAGTTGGACTTCCACATCCTCCGGCAGTTGCGCATCCGGGGCTGGGATAGGTACACCGACTTGTTCTTCGACCTTCTTGCGATAGCTAAAGGCTAGATGCTCGGCAATATGCGCCATTGCTGCCATCTGGATCTTTTGAGCCATCGGGTTTTGACCAATGACTTGCGCAATCATTGGGTCTTGCATGAATGCCATGTGGGCTGCGATGTGCGCCTCGTGGTCTTGGTAGATGAAGGCTTTTGTTGGTTTGCCGTTCAAGAAAGCCATGTTTTCCGAGATCGGGTCTTTGGGCTTTTGGTCGTCTTCGACCGGGACCAACTTCTCTGCGTTCTTGATCCCCAAGACTTCGATCATCTGCCGATGGAGGTTGGGGAGGTCGTAAATCTGGGGTGCGGTGGTGGCTAGTTGGATCACAGCTTGGTACTGCATGATCCGCTGCGCCATCGTGGAGGAGTTCGGGTCAGAAACCGGGATGACTTCAACGATGTCGTAATCCGACTGTTTTGCCATCCGATCCCCGGACTCAGGGTCGTACTCATATTCTGTCGGGGCGTAGTCCCGGATGATTTCTTTTAAGAGTTTAAACTCTTGTTTCATCGAGGCATGGACGCGAGCCTGAACGGCAGACATCATCTTTAGCTGGCGCTCCAGCAAAGCCAAAGTCGTGCCGACCGGCGCATTGGCGCTCATGTCGGAGATCTTCATCTCCCCGATGGAACCTAGTCTTCTGCCCTCTTCTGTGATTTGATTCAAAAGGGTCAAGAGAACCTGACTTGGCTCCTTGTAGGGAAGCGGCATGATGTTGTCACGCATTGCCCCGCTGGGAATATCAATATCCCGCCATTCGCCCGGAGCAATCGGGGTGTCATCATCCTTGATCCTCATGCCACGGGTCTTTAGACCACCGGGCAGATTAGAGAGGGTTCCGGCATCCACCAATTGTCTGATCAGGGATGTCCCGGCACGGGCGTACCCGCCGATGATGTGGATTAGACCCAAACCATAGAAACCAAAGCCGGGGATGTAGCAATAATCCACGAAATGCTGGCGACTTTGCTTATTGGGGTCGTCCTCGTTCCAGTTTCTGTAGACCGACAAAACCTGATTGGTGCCTTGGTCTATGGTCACGACGTAAGGCAGGGCAATCCCGGTGTGTTCGCCGTCTTCATCTACATCCTCCAGACCTTCGATGTCCAGATAGGTGTGGATTTCCAGAATTCTGTAGCGGTCGTCGTCATTGGTTTTGTAGCCCTGTTGTTCGGCTTTTTTCTTCTCAATGTCCGACAGAATGTTCATCGGTTCGCCCAAGTCTACATCCCGGTAGAACCCGGAATACTGGAGCTTCTTGATCTCATTCTTGGTTTTGCGCATCACATGGGTGACACGTTCTGCGTTCTTTAGGGATGAGGTGCCGTAAGGGACGATGATGTCTTCGGCGGGGATGAAGGGTGCGGCAGGGATTTGCTTTTGGGTGTCTGGGTAGACCTTTTTAAACGCTGCCCCGGCAAGTCCCAAGGAATACAGGAGTCTTTCATGTTCCGGACGGTAGTCGGTCATCTTCTCCGTCAGGGTGTAATTCATGTCGGTGCGGACTCTCTCCGATGCTTCCTCTTTTTGCTTGGTTATCGCCCCGATGATCTCGGTCTTGACCGGACCTCCAGCAGGGAAGGTCTCCATAATCGATTCCGACTGAAACCTGATCGCGGCTTCGGTCAGGACGGTTGAGTAAACACCACACGCTCCATTCCAAGGCTCCGTCCTTTCCTCATATTGAAGTCCCAAGACCTCCAGACCTTTGACAAAAGTTTCTGCCCAGTCTTTTCTGGAGTCTATATCGGCTTCGACAAGGTCTGTCAGCTCACTGGCGATGGTGTTTAAAACACCTTCGTCCAGAACCTCTGCAAGGTTCGAGTTAAAATCCGCGCCTTCAAAATCACTCCCCTTTTCGAGGGTAATTTCCAAGCCATCCATTGATATGGATACCGCCTCAGGGTCCTCAATCTCGATCTCAATTGGTTCCTCCGGTAAGGAAGCTAATCCCATTGGGGCTTGGTAGACGCTCTTTTCAATCGCCATGATGATTCCTAGTAATAAGCCATGCGACGACGGAAATATCTAGGCTCATCCTCTTCATCTGAATGAACCGAGATAAATCCACCTTGTCTAAAACGCAATAGAGCCTGAGAGGATGAGTCCACCAAGTCATCATGGTCGCCGTTAGGGAAGGAAGCCATTTCTTCCATGACTTCATCTGCCCATCTTGTCTCTGGGCACCAGACCACGCCTGACGCAAACAGGTCGGATATAGCGTTTACACGCGCAATCTTATCGCTTCCTTTGCCCGGTGTATATTCGGACAGAGGAATACCGATTTTTCTCATTTCATAGATCAAGGGCGCACCTGCTGCCCTCTTCTCGACCAACAGGGTGTCGGGGTTCCATTCCCGCCACATGTCAAAAGCCTTCTTTTTTAATTCCGGGAACTCCATCCTTTGTTTAAACGCATCTAAAAGGATGATATTGGGGCGTAGATCCCCGTTTTTGTTGGGGTGCTGGAAGACTCCCCATGTAGTGCAGGCTGAGTAGTCAGCCCGGTTGTTCTTTTCAAACGCGGTATCCCAGCTTTGGATCACATATTCGCAGGAGGGTGGGTCTGACTTCTCCCAAATCTGCCATTGATCACGTTTTACAATCGCCCCTTCCTCGGAGGTGGGGTTTTGTTGGTACTGGGCTTCCCATTTGGCGACCGGGAGTTCGGCTTTTAGGGCTTCAAGTTCTTCTTTTTTCCAGAAACCGGGCCACAACGGGGTTCCAGAGGGCAAAATCGCGGGGAAATCGATGACTTCCCACTCATTTACCCCGTCTTTTTCGGCATTTTTAAGGATTTGCCCGGTCAGATCTCGCTTTGACCACCGGGTCATCACAATAATAATGGCTCCTCCGGGCTGTAAACGCTGACGAGGACCGGATGTGTACCATTCATAGACCGAATCAAAGACGGCAGGGTTGCCCTGTTTGGCTTCCTGCTCCGAATGGGGGTCATCAATGATCAATAGGTCAGCGCCTTTGCCAGTAACTGCACCGCCCACACCAATAGCGAAGTAGTCACCACCCAGATGAGTATTCCAACGACCGGCTGCTTTAGAGTCTGACGACAGCTTTGTATCAAATACCTTCCCATAACCATCCGATTGAACAAGATTCCTTACCTTTCGACCAAAGCCCACCGCCAGTTCTGCTGTGTGGGCAGTCTGGATAATCTTCTTTTCCGGGTACTTCCCTAGAAACCACGCGGGCAAGAGATAAGACGCAAATTCTGACTTGGTATGCCGGGGCGGCATGTTGATAATCAACCTCTTCAACTGCCCGGATGCAACCCTCTCAAAGGCTTCTGCCATGATCTGATGATGTTTCCCGGAAATAAACGCAGGCCACATCTGGGTCACAAAGAAAAGAAACGACTCCTTACACCGCTCTATCCTGTCCAT